ATTACACGATTCATTACAACTCTGCCAACTGCAATTTGTCCAGCAATGCTTTGATTGTTTGCTTCTCTGTATATGTTAAGTGCCATGCAATTAACTTCTTCAGCACGTACCAAAGGTTTAACATGATCTTTGTTCGGCAAAGGCTTGTAAATTACTCTGGTGTGATTTACGGTTTGGATAACTGGTTTTTCAATTATCTTGGGAACTTCTATTTCTTTTACCACTTCTTTGACTACCACTGTAGGAACTTTTACTTCTTTTACTACAGTTTGAGTTTCAATTACCGGTATTTCTATTTTTTCAACCACCCGTTCTATAATAGTCTTTGGTGGTACAAAATGCCAAAATCCTACTGCTCCAACTATTATACCAGCAGTAAATTTCGCAATACTTTTCATAAAGTGCTCCATAACTGTTATTCCTTATTATAGTAACACAAAAATAAAGTCTGTCAACCTAAATAGTGACAACACCTTCTGCAATCAAACGTTCACGATTCTTCAAGTGCATTTCTTCTATTTCTGCTTTAGAACCACCAGTGTATGGAACTGCATGACCTTCTTTGATCATAACTTTTGTAGCCATTGTCCAAGTATCTGTAGATGCATCATAAACACTGAAGTCACCAAGTATGCGACCAAACTTGCCCTTCATATCTTCACCATTTTTATTGATTTGTGTTTTCAGCACACAGGATTTACCCAGTAGTTGTTTAAGTCTAGCCTTTGCGGCTAATCCAAATTTTTTCTCTACTTTATCTCTAGTTCTTGATTCAGGAGTGTCTATACCCATTATTCTAACACGTTCGTCTGTTAGTACAATTCCAAATCCTAGATCGATGTCTACATCAACTGTGTCGCCATCTACAACTTTTAATACTTTTGCTCGATATTCATACATTCTACTCTCCTACGTAGAGTATTTATATGTATCAAACCAAGTTTTTTTTTTTTTTTCTTTTGCTTACTGCACTGATATATTCAGGGCCAACCTCACAACAACCACCTATGATGGTTGCTCCATGATCAATGTACTTGATAACACTATCTACAAAAACATCTTTGTTGAAGTCTTTTCGTTTGTTCAGTACACTGACGTCGCCACCTGGCAACAAAGGTTCTACACTGTCAAATCCATTTGGATAACCACCAAATGTTTTGCTAAAATTTTTGCAGACTTGCATACTCTGTTCTATTGCTTCAGGATAACTGCAATTTATTAACACTGCGTCTACATCAGATTGTTCAAAGTGTTCTACACCAAATTCTAATTGTTCACCACCTCTGAGGTAAGTGCCATCTTGGTCATTGACTGAGTAACTTAACCAAACTTTTTTGCCACTTTCAAGTGCAACATCAGTTACAATTTCTGCTTCTTCTATACTGCATACAGTTTCACAGATAAAACCATCCACATATTTTGATTGTACATCTACCATACGTCTATACACATCAACTGCATCTTGTTTTGTAACACCAACAGTCTTGTGATAACTTGCTACCAAAGGAGGCAGACTGCCAAATATATCCACTTGTGTTTGTGTTTCTTGTCTAGCCTCTACTGCGGCTGTACATGCTTTGGTCTGTAGACTACTGAATTGATCCTGCATGTTATACAATTTTAATCTGTGTGGAGTAATTGCATAAGAATTTATGATAATACCTTGAGCACCAGCCTGTATAAAATCTTTGTGTAGATCTTTCACTAGATCGTATTCATCTAGTAGTGTTCTTGCACTCCATAAGTTGTCAGTTTTTTCAGAGGAAGATCTATGAACAAGTTCCTGCCCCATTCCTCCATCAAGCAAATATACCATTACTTACTGTGTGAGGGCATTTTAGTTTCTATAAACCAAACATGTTTTCTTAACTTTGGATGATACTTTTTCATTTTTAATTTTTTGCCTTCTCTGATCATTGATAGTGTTTTGTGTGCAACAAAATGATATGTTGCATTTTCTCTTTTTTCACCTTCTGGTATCATCCAAGCCTTGTTGTCTTTGTTCTTTTTTGCGGCCATGTTATTCTCCTAATAGATTACAAATTTTATGTGCTATGGTTTTAAACTCTTTTTCCTTTAAACCACGTGTTGTTTCTGCGGCAGTTCCTATTCTAATACCACTTGTTTCTATAAAGTTTCTTGGATCATTTGGTACACCATTTTTGTTAACAGTAATACCATTATCTTCTAATAAGTCTGCGGCTTCTCTTCCACTGTACTTGTTGTCACTGAGGTTCAGTAATATTACATGACTGTCAGTTCCACCTGTTTGTACTGTGAATCCTTTGTCTGCAAAAACTTCACACATTGCCTGTGCATTAAGAATAACCTGTTTTGCATATTGTTTAAACTCTGGTTGTTGTGCTTCATAATAACACTGTGCTTTTGCGGCGATAATATTCATCAATGGTCCACCTTGTGTACCTGGAAAGATTGCACTGTTGATTTTTTTAGAGTAGTCTGCGTCATTCCACAGTATCATTCCACCTCTAGGTCCACGTAGTGTTTTGTGTGTTGTTGAAGTGACAACATCAGCATAAGGTAATGGATTAGGATAAACTTCTCCTGCTATCAATCCACTGTAGTGTGCCATATCACAAACCAATTTAGCACCAACCATATTAGCAATATAGCGAAAACTTTGCCAGTTTATTTCTCTTGGATAAGCACTTGCACCAGCTACAATCACTTGCGGTTTATGTAACCTCGCAAGTTTTTCAACCTCATTATAATCAATATAGCCATCATCGTGTACACCGTAAGTAACTGACTTATAGACTTTACCACTTAGTGTAGGTGGCGCACCATGACTTAAATGACCTCCACTGGCGAGGTCCATACCTAGAATGCATTGGCCCGGAGTCATGAATGCTTGATATACGGCAGTGTTAGCATTAACACCACTGTGAGGTTGAACATTTGCAAATTGGCATTTGTATAGTTCAGTTACACGTTGAATGGCTAGGTTTTCAATTTCATCCATTTGCTTACAACCGTTGTAATAACGTTTGCCTGGGTAACCTTCTGCATATTTGTTGGTAAACACACTTCCACACAAATCCATTACTGCTTCGCTGGCAAAGTTTTCACTTGCTATAAGTTCAACAGTTTCCATTTGTCTTTTAACTTCGTTGGTTAAAATAAAACTGATTTTAGGATCCATATTATTCTCTGTTTCCTAGTAGTGCAAGTAACATTTGAAACAAGTTTATAAAGTTTAGGTATAGACTTAATGCAAATTGTACACCATATCTTTCATCACCACCATGTGAATAATATATATCTCTTGCTCTTTGTGTATCCCAGGCTGTAAGTCCTGTGAAAATAATTACACCTATAATGCTTATAGCAAAATGTAATCCACTACTTGCAAGAAAAATATTCACAATACTAGCAATAATAATACCTATCAATCCAATTACTAAAAAACTTCCAAATGCAGTCAAATCTTTTTTTGTTGTGTATCCATATATACTTGCACCTGCAAACGTGGCACTGGTGATAAAAAATACCTGTACCAAACTGTAGGCTGTATAAACTGCAAACAATGTGCTTAAACCTATACCCATTACGGCAGTAAAAGCATAATAAAAGTTTTTTGTTTTAGATAGTCCCCAATTTTGTCCTGCACTTGCATACCAAAATATCATTCCTAGTGGTGCTAACATTGTGACCCACATCATTGGGCCAGTCATCAGTGTAAAAATTAATCCACTTGCATATGTAAAGTATGCAACTATACCACTGAGTGCTAGTCCTAATGAAGTGTGTTGAAACATGTTCAACATAAACTTTCTAAGTCCTTCATCATATCCATGACTGTATGTAATTGTATTCATCATTATCTCCTTAATACCATCCCATTATCATCTTTGTTTCTTCTGGAACCATGTCCATAGTAAAAGGTGGAGTGAAAGTGGTTTCAACTTCACAATCACTCGCACCAGTTTGTTCTAGACCTGCGTTTTTAATATCTGCAACAATTTGATCTGCAAAAGGACAAAAAGGAGAAGTCAGTGTGTGTACAATTTTTACAACTGTGTCTGTAACTTTAATGTCATATATGAGGCCCAAATGCATAACACTCACACTTGGCATTTCAGGATCATAAACATTTTCTAAGTTCCTGACCACTTTCTCCATGATGTCGTTTTCAATCAAATTATTTTCCTTGTTGTGTTCTAAAAGCCGTGTTACCATCTACTTTGATGTAACGTTCTTTAGTATTCTTTTTATCTGGATTAGCAATAGTAACACTAACACGTCTACCTCTTTTCCAGGCTTTTAGTTGATTGGCTAATCTTTCTATTCCTCTGTTTTTGATGTAGTCTCTTCTATTGGCTTTTACTACTGCTTTAGCAACATTTCTTCTTTCGCCTCGAGAAGTATAATTCTTTCCACTTGATCTTTTGCCTCTAGCCATGCTTTTTCCTTTGTTTGCTTATTTGACCCTATTATCCTATTTGGTCTTAGGATATTTTATCCTTAGTAAAGTGCTACTTTTCTGTTGCCAGGTAAGTTGCCAAACCCGAGAAATTATGCAGCTAGTGCATATTCCTCATGTGCAAAATTATCGTTTGCATCTATAGTTTTGCGACTATATCG